AACGCAGGGGGATTTGGCGAGCGTGGAAATTGAGTTTAAAACAAATACCGTCGTTAAGAAAATAGGACGTGGCTATATAATAGCAAACAAAGGAGGTTTCAACGGCGATTTCAATAATGATTTCAACAACGATTAAATTATTAAATTATGGGAAATTACAAAGAATTAAAACAAGCGGTTTCCGATGTTATAAAAACAAATGGAAACCAAGAAATTACCGGAGCAATATTGCAAAATGCTTTATTGACTATAATTTCAACAATAGGGAATAATTATACATTTGCAGGGATTGCAACACCAACAACAAATCCGGGTACGCCAGACCAAAATATTTTTTATTTGGCTTCAGAAAGAGGCGTATATTCAAATTTTGGTGGAGTAGAATTAACTGATGAAGTTTTGGTTTTTATAAATAAAAACGGTATTTGGGAAGATAAAAAATTAGGTATTTCTACTATTTCAAAAATAAACGAAATAGAACCTTTAATATTAGTAGATTATACTAGTTATGGAGTTAATACGGGTAATGTAAATGTTTCAAGAAAAGGAGAGTATTATTACAATTCATATGTAAAAAAAATATACAAAGTAGATTCTTTTAATTCAAAATATGACTTTACAGTAAAAACAACAGCCCCAATAGAAGGACAATTATACGTTTATAAAGGCGTATTATATAGTTGGAATGGTGTAGATATGGTTTTATTAAATCCTGAATTAATTAATCCAATATGGGCTGAATTTGATAAAAATGTAGAACTAAAAAATTATTTAATACATGGTTATTATAACAATTCAGGAATACTAAATTTTGGAAATGATGAAAATAAATTAGATGATAGAAAATCATGTATTATAAAAATTATCCCATTAACTAAATATAAAATAACATTCGATGATACTAAATATCAAGTTTTAGTAAAGTATTATAAAGGTATTGATTTAGCAAAAGGATTAGAATATATATCATCTATGTATATTAGAAACGAAGTTGAATATATATCTAATTCTGCAAATTATATGTCAATAGCTTTTATCAATTCGAAAAAAGATTGGACAACATTGGAACCTATTTTAGATATAAATATTCCACAACCAGCCTTATTATCTGATTTAGAATCATACAAAGATAATTTGAATGATTTATATGCGTCAAATAAAAAAATTATAATGAGTAAAAATAACTCACCTAAAGGATTTGTAAACAATAGTGGTATATTTATATCTGATGATAAAAGTTTATGTTATGTTATATCAAATCCAAAATTTGTAACTATAAATAATTTTACTGAACTTGATTATCAGGTAAAGTTGTTTAAAATTATAGATGGTAATTTAACATATCAAAGAACAATAGGTGGAGGAAAAATACAATTTTATCATAATCTTAAAGATTGTGATTTAGCTGTAGTTATGTTTTATCAAAACATAGAAGAAAATAATAATATTAATTTGTTGGAAATAATTAACAATGATTATCCACCTAAATACGAATTGAATAAAATAATATTTACAAACATGGGTGAAAACCCAGGAAATTTAATAATAGGAAGTGGATATGGATATCAGCCTGAAATTGGAGGTAATTTAAACCATAATGCTATAGGAATATCAAATAAAAGGGCTTGTAATTTAGTTCCTATGTTACCCGGAAAATTAGTTTTAACAAACAATATTAAAACAATGAATGTTTACGAAGTAACTAATATGGTTGAAAATAAGGACGACGATATTAATTTAAGATATTGTTTATATAAATATAATGTGTCTATATTGCCGTCTCCTGAAACTTCATATAATCATGATACAAATCAGACAACATTTATATTCAAGTCATCGAAACCATTGCTAGTTACATTTGCAAATGCGAATAATACAAAAGATGATGTAGATTTTGATATTGTATCTTATACTCCATCGTCTTATATAAATGAAGAAACATACAATATCCCAATACATGTAAATGAATTTGGAGATAATACAGGAGAATACGACTCATTTGCAGAGCCTATTATGGTAACATCTGCGAATGGAACAATAATGATTGGAGGTTTATGTGGAAAAGGGAATGCATATCAAAACACATTTAATAGTTATTCTATAGATAAAGGTAAAACATGGACAAATAAATGGACAGATGGTCATAGATATTTATGTTATGATAAAGTAAATGATATATTATATTCACTAGATGGTGAGTATTTATATGCGTCTAATGATTTTGGAATGACATGGGAATTTAAAAAAAATGTACCATTTGTAAAAAGCAATGATATAACAGAAAAATATAATTTATTAAGGGAAAAAGAAAAAGAATATTATGAATCTCATTTAGATGAACAAAGGTATGCATATTTACATTCTGTTACTCAATCTCCAAATCCTGGAATACAAATTTCTAATGGAGTTATATGTTTCCAACGAAGGGAGTTTATAAAAAAATATAAAGCTAGCAAGAATGAACAAGGATATTGGATTGTTGATAGCAGTGGTTATCCTATTGCAGAAGATACATCATTCGCAAACACCGTAGATATTATAGAATCAGTCGCTTCTATAGTATATACAAAAGACTTTGGGGAAAATTGGGAGACAAGTTTACATACTCCTATTGGAGTTATGATGGATGAACTTGCAATAGCAGAGGCTGAACAAAATCAAATATGTATAAATGGTAGAGGTGGAACGGAATCGGCATGGAACCCTGAAAAAGTATATAGACATATATTTTACCAAAAAACACCAGTAGATGATAGAGAGTTATTTACGATAGATGAATGGGAAGCAGATTACGAAACTAGAATTACAAATACAATAGAAGATTCTATTGTAAACGCAGGATTTGCAAAGATAGGTGGATTTACAATACCAGGAGCAAACAAAGAAATACAACCATTTTGGTTATTTTGTAATATCTATAATCCTGATGGGTACGAAAAACATTCTCAGCTATTAAGAGTTTCTCCTGATTGTCATAATTGGTTCAAGGTTATGCTTCTAACATCAAACGAAGAAATAATAGGTGGTTATTCATCTATTGCATCTACTAATGACGGTATATTTATTATTATAGAATCAAGAAGAGTTGGAAAACCAATGAAATTTATAGATATAACTAATAATTGTTTAACTGATATATTGTGTATACTTTCATCTGTAAAACAATATTATATATAATTTAAGTATGGAAAGGTTTTTTAATTGGGAACAATGGCGTATTATCGCCATTTCCACGGTTAGCCCGTTATTTGGTTATTTAACACCGACAAAAGGTTTTGTTTATGCGTTGGTAGTAATGTTTGCGTTCAATATTTGGGCGGGAATGAGGGCGGACGGCGTGGCGATTGTGCGATGCAAAAACTTTTCGTTCCGTAAGTTCAAAAACGCATTGTTCGAATTGCTTTTGTATCTGTTTATTGTGGAGGCGATTTTTGTAATAATGAAAAATTGCGGCGATGAAAATGCGGCGGTTATCGTGGTAAAATCACTAACATACGTGTTTATGTATGTGTATTTGCAAAATGCGTTCCGCAATCTGATTATTGCGTACCCCCGGAATTTGGCATTACGTATTATTTACCATGTTATCCGTTTGGAGTTTACAAGGGCTTTGCCGTCGCATTTGCAACCGATAATTGACAGATTGGAAAAAGAATTTGGGGACGACCCCGACAAAAACAATAAAAAGAAAGGAGAAAACGAAAATGAGTAAAGTTGTAATTCTTGATGGAGGTCACGGCGTGGATTGTGCCGGGAAACGTTCCCCCATTTGGGGGGACGGTTCCCAATTGTTTGAATGGGAGTTTAACCGTGACATTGTACGCCGTATTGCGGCGATGTTGAAAGCGGAGGGAATAAAGTTTGAAATTTTGGTACCGGAGGACAACGACGTATCATTACCGGAACGTTGCCGACGTGCAAACGTTATCCATGCAGATTGCGGCAACAACGCCGTTTTGTTTAGCGTTCACGGGAACGCCGGAGGCGGCACCGGGTGGGAATGTTATACAAGCGTAGGACAAACGAAAGCGGATGCAATCGCAACCGTTCTTTGTAAGGAGGCGGAAAAAGAGTTTGCCCCGGATGGTTGGAAAATGCGTTTTGATTATGTGGACGGCGACCCGGACAAAGAAAGCCAATTTTATATACTGAAACATACGGTTTGCCCGGCGGTATTATCCGAAAACTTTTTCATGGACACGGAGAAAGATTGCCGTTTTATGATGACGGACGCAGGGCGTGAGCGTATCGCCAAAGTACATTACAATACAATAAAACGTATCTTATGAAAAAATATCTAATAATAGCGGCAATTGCTTTGGCGGTTGCCGCCGTTGTCACTATATGGGTGCAACGTTCCCGGATTAATCAGTTAACCGGGGAAAGGGACAAATACAGAACCAACACGGAAACGTTATTGCAGGACGTTTCCCGGTACCAAACAAAAGATAGTTTGAACGCCGCAAAAGTTGGGGTTTTGGAACTGAAATTGTCAGAGTTTGAAAAATACCGGGCGAGCGATGCGGAGTTGATAAAGACGTTGCAGACAAAGAACCGGGAGTTGGAACGGGTTACAACAACCCAAATGGAAACAATCAACGAATTGCGGGCAACCGTCCGGGATAGTGTTGTATATTTGCTCGGCGATACGGTTACGACCGTTTTACGATGCGTCGATATTGTCGAACCGTATTTTGAGTTGCACGGATGCGCCACGCCGGACGGACAATTTACCGGGACGCATATAAACCGGGATAGTCTGTTGATTGTCGAAACGGTGCAATACAAACGTTGGTTAGGTTTTTTATGGAAAACCAAGAAAATAAAGAACCGGGAAATTGATGTTATCAGCAGGAACCCGCATACAAAAATAATGGGGGTTGAATATATAGAGATTGAAAAATGAGTATTTTTGTATCAAATACTTTTTCATTCCATTTATAAGATTGTTTTTAAGGATTAGCCGGGTTTTCCCCGGCTTTTTTAGTTTTGCCCATTTTTAGCCCCGTAGCGGGCTTTTCTTTCCCGGATGGATAAATTACACATTTCGCCCGAAAAAGTGGCTTAAATCGAAAATTCGACCAAAATAACTATCTTTTGAACCAAAAACAGAATTTTTTGCCATTTTCCGATAAGATAAAAAGAAATTCTTTTGGTAATTAAAATAAAGGTTGTATATTTGCATTGTCAAACAACAACGACGGGGCGTTTACCCCGAACAATTAAAAGAAAATCAAAATGGCAACAACAATTTACAACGGTTTATTATACACAACAAAAGAAATTAATCGCAATTTCCGCATTAAAATCAACGGTATTGTTGACGGTAAAAAGGTTAACAAGTTGGTAGGCGTTAAAGGATTGATTGAATTGATTGGCGTTGAAATGGCTAATAAGATGTTGCGCCGTGCATTTAATGGCACCGATGATAAAACCGTTTGCAAATTGCGCAGAGGAATAAATATAAGTTTCTATGTTAAATAATATCCGACCGGGCGGGTTCCCGGAACCAAATACAAATTCGTATGAGTTCAGAAAAAAGAAACAAGTTAAGCGAGATTTTCAAATTGGCGTGGCAGTTCGTAAAACGCAATGGTTATAAACTTTCAGAGGCTTTAAAATGTGCATGGTTGAACATTAAGTTGAAAGCCGAAATGAAAAAACGAATTGTAAAATTCTATTTTCAGAAAATAGACGGTTCATTGCGTGAGGCATACGGAACCACAAACCCGGAAACAATTCCGGCAACAACCGGAACCCGGAAACCCGCCGACACGGTACAAACGTATTTCGATACAGAAAAGCAGGAATACAGATGTTTCAAAAAAGCTAATTTAATTCGTATTGCATAACCAACGCCGGGGATTTCCCCGGCAAAAAAACAAATGATATGAAAACAATAAACAACGTTGATGATTTAAGCGACGATTTGTGTTTATATTGTCCTTTGGATGATGGCGAAAAAGGAACCCACGGCGTCCCAAATGGATATATAAGTTGTGAGGGGCGTTGTTGCCAAGAAGCGTATGAAATGTATATTGAGGAATGGACGGAATAACAAATTGTATGGAAAGTATAATAATAAAAAAAATTGAAATGATGTTGGAACTACCTTTGCGCGAAAGACAAAAAGCGTATTTCCAAGACTTATTAAACGCCGCAAAGCCCGTTACAATTGTTCCGGCGGCTGATGTATTGGAGGATTACGAATTGGACTACATACGGCACGTAATTAAGCCAAAGCCGAAAGAATGTTATCGAAATTCCCATTTACTTTGCGAGGCGTTCCCGGAACGGATTCTTTATTGTGAGGGAAAAACAAACGTCCCAATACCGATTGACCATGCGTTTAACAAGGTCGGCGACGCATATATTGACATAACATTTGAATTTGCGTTGCATGAAAACCCGTCAATATATGAGTACGTAACATTTGGCGAGTACGACGCAAAGACCATACGAAAAGCAGTATTGGAAACCGGATATTACGGCGAAATTTACAAATGGTTGTATTATCAGAGTAAGAAATAAAAAGCCCCCCGGCGTCATAAATCAATATGCACCGGGGGAATTTTACGCAGTAACCGAGAGCGATATTTGGTTGATGCGGTACCACAAAAATATATTGTTTGCCGTAAATTGCAAAACAACCCGCAAAAATAGATTTGAAATAAAAGTATTTATTTTTGGTAATTAAAGAAATATTTGTACCTTTGCATTGAAGTTAAGCCCACGCACGGGGATAGTGCGAAATAATATGAATATCAGAAAAGACAAAGAATTGAACATTTTGGCGAAAGCAGCCGGAAAGAAAGCAACAGAAGTTGAAACAATCATTGTAAACCAATTAATCCAAAAGGAAATGATACAAGACGACCCGGAATTTTGGGGATGCACTTTGTTTGATAGTATCGAACGTGACGTTCCGGTTTCTGATGTTGTCGGCATTATCAAAGCAACCGGAATTTCGGTTGTACGTTCCGAACATTTGGACGCATTTCTGAATTTGGTATTGGTCGGAAAAGGAGATTGCCCGGTATGTGGCGGAGAAATGGAAGTTACCGACGCCGATTATAAATGTTGCGGCGGCGATGGGTATTTAACCCCGTATGAATACGAACCGATATTTGAGGAAAAAACCTGCAAACATTGCGGACACGTAGAATAATAACCATAAAAATAAACAATATGAAATTAAGAGTAAATGAAGCAATCGCCCGTTCCGAGGCGAACGGAAAAAAGGTATTGAAAAAGGATATTGCAGCCCGTTTATTTGAGGGCGCAAGCGAAAGCGCACAGCAGGTAAATATGACAAATCTTTGCAACGGGACAACCAAAAGGATTGTTCCGGAATGGGTAGTAATAATTTGCGAAATGTGCGGTTGTTCCGCCGATTATCTGTTTGGAATGGAGAATTAAAACCATGAAAAAGAAGTTTATCGAAAAAATGGAAAAGATGGTTGATGTTTTCTTTTCCGATACGTGGCAAGCAAAGGTTTTTGCAATGATATTTAGCATTTTCGGAGTAATATGTTTTATTGCCGGATTTTGGAATTATATCCATTTTTTGTTTTCTGCAATGTGTGGATTAATGATTTATGTATTGTTTAACGAATTAAAGAGCGAATAACATGAGAGCGAAAAAGAAACAGCCGGAAAACCCGGAAAAAAGTATTGCAAACACAATGGGTAACGCAGTAAATGCGGTTAAGAAGTTGGCGGAAGCAATGGGACAATTGCCCGCCGATAAATTCCCGGAAATAAACGATGAACAACAGATTGTCCCCGGATTGGATGCCGTCGAAATAGAACAGCCCGCCGGGGCTTTTGAAATTGTGCCGGGCATGACGGTTGAGGAAATGACAGCAATGTTTTTTGATGGTGCGTTGATTGAACCGCCGTATAAAGTATGGCAGCTAAACAGCAAAGGACACCGATATTATTACAAGTTTGACGACAACGGAACCCCGGAATTTTATCCGTCAGTTACAACAATTTTGTCCCAAACAATGCCACAATCGCCGTTTCTGATAAAATGGATTGCCGACAAAGGTATTGACGAGGCGGAACGATACAAAGCAGAACGGGCGGCGTATGGTACATTTATGCACGCCCAATTTGAAGAACTTATAATTAACCGGGTTTATGATTTGGACGGATTGAAAGCCAAATTGAAAGATTATATTGATAACAACAAATTGCCCGCCGATTTCATTTATTACGCTGATGATTTCAAAAAGGATATATTAGCATTTGCGCAATTTGTTTTGGATTATGACGTTAAACCGTTAGCCGTGGAAATTGCGTTGGTACACCCCGTTCATAATTACGCCGGAATGATTGATTTACCGTGTACGATGTTATCAAAGCCCGGTTCAAAAGAATACATAAACGCAATTGTGGATTTCAAAAGCGGGCGCAAAGGATTTTACGAAGAAGCGGAAATTCAGTTGCATTTATATGCGATGATGTGGAACGAAAATTTCCCGGATATTCCGATTGACCGTGTTTTCAATTTCAGCCCGAAAGATTGGCGAAAGAAACCGACGTACAATTTGAAAGACCAAACAGACAGCCCGAACGCAAAGAAAATCCCGTATCTTTTGGAGTTGGCAGCAATTGAGGACGAAAAACGGGATAATACATTTACGGCGGTTTCCGGGGAAATATCATTGGATAACGAACCGGATTTGACAAACAATATTGTTTCGCTGGCGTTGGCGGAACTTGTTAAAAGCAAAGCCCCGGCGGAAAAGAAAAAGCCGGAACCGGAAAAAGCCGTTACCGTTGAGGATTTGAAGAAAGACCCGGAACCCGAACCACAGCCGGAACCGGAGGAAAAGAAAACCAAGACCGTAAAGAGAACCACACGAAAAACGGCAAAAACGGCGGGAAACAAGCCCGTCAAGGAAAAGAAAACCGCAAAACGTACAATTACACCAAAAAAAGAAAAAGTGGCTGAAATCGAAGAAAAACAGCCTAAAAAGCCGGAACCCGTGACAAAGAAAGATTTGTTGAATACTGAAATTGATATTTGATTATGAAAGGACGTATAAACATAAACAGACCAACCACCGGCATACAACGTGTTGTTTTACCACGTGTGGGGTTTATCAAAGTAGGGTACAAGGAAAAGGCGGCAAACGGCAAAGAATACCCAAAAAGCGTTAATTATTTTATACCAACCGGAAGGTATGCAGGATTGTTTACGAAAGCATACGGCGAGAAACCGCAAACAATACAGATTGTTTTCTCGGACGACGCCCCGGAAAAGGTTTGCAATGAAATGTACGAATACCGGGACGACGACGGGCGACGCATAGCATACGGCGACGGGGAAACGTTCTTTGTATGGAACGGAAAACAATATTGTCAATATAGTACAAAGGATTATCCCAATTTGATGGCGGGGGTTGCGCAAAAACACCCAAACCGGGCTGTTAAGAATGGCGGCGACGGATGGATTGTAACGTTAACCGTAACTTTTATTATTCCGTTGGTTCGTGGAGTTGGCGGGGTATGGCAATTCACGACAAAGGGGACAGCGTCAACAATACCCAATATCCGTGATACATTCGACGCAATATTGCAAGAAAAGGGATTTGTAAAAGGAATCATCTTTGATATGAATGTACAATTTGCAGTTTCTCAAAAGCCCGGCGACCGTTCCCGTTATCCGGTTGTTACGATTGTTCCAAACGAAAGTGAGGGAAATTTGTTTGCGGTAAAAGAAGCATTTAAGCCCGTACAGTTGTTGGAATAAAAAAAAAGTATTATATTTGTGGCGTAAAATAATCGACCGTTACCGATTGAAAGATATTTGCTAATTAGCTACAAAGCCCCTTTTAGATGTGTAACGGCTCTAATTGGGGCTTTTCTTTTTTAATTATGACTTACAATATATTTATAGACCAAAAGTTTGCCATTGTACATGGCTTAACAATTGTACAAGCAACTACGCTTGCCGCATGTATGACTTTAACTTCATGGAGCAATTCAATAAAATTAGGAAATGTTGTATGGTATCAATATTCTGAAAAGGAAATGTCTGATAACTTCCCGTTTCTTTTTTCTATCCCTAAAAGAGCTTACAAGAACCTTAGAATTTTGTCTGATATGGGTTTTGTCGAATTAATATCGATTAGCAAAACAAAGTATTTAAGATTCACATCAAAGTGCACAAATTGGAAATGCCAAGATGGTAACTATTTTGTAATATGATATGTCCGATAAAGGACATAGAATAAAGATGATAAATAAATAAAAGTTTAAAAATAATCAATTTAGAAAATGAAAGAAAGATGTTATTTGGTATTGGACTTAGTACGTTCAAAAGTTTTAGATTTGAATCCAACTGAAAGTATTTTGGCATCATGTTTATTTGGATTGTTGACGAAAAATCCGATACAATACGATGGAAATTCATATTATATGGCTGACTATAAATATGTAGCTTGTTATTGCCCTGTATTGCCTAATAAGGTAGATACATTGAGGCGTATTTACAAACGTTTGGAGAATATAGGGTTGATAGAAACTATAAAGATTGATAATCACGTTTATTTCACCCCATCTCAGATGTTGCGTGATTGGGGAACCGTATATGAATACGTGGAAGCGGGAAAAAATCCCGTGGAAGCGGAAAAAAATCCCGTGGAAGCGGAAAAAAATCCCGTGAAAGCGGAAAAAAATCCCGTGAAAGCGGAAAAAAATCCGCCCTATATAAATAATATAAATAATTATAATAATAACTCTATAAAGAAAGATGCTAAAGCATCTAAAGAAAATCCGGACGGATTTTCACAAGACAATTTTTCAAACGAAGAAAAAACAGTTAAAGCAAGTATTGTTTATGGGTTTACCCCGGAATTGTTGGACGTCAGAAAACAAGTAATTGATAAAGTTGATAATTACTTTGCAAAACTTGTATTCCCATTTGATAGCGATGAATTTAAACGGAACTTTTATATTTTGATGTGTCAACCGAAATGGAGAATGTCGCAAAAGAGTTTTTCAGCGATACAAGCAAACTTAAATGGTTTGAGTAAATACCCGGAAGAATTTGCGCTGATTCTGATAAAAGAAAGCATTTCAAAAGGTTGGGCGGCGTTAGAATATGATTCAACCCCCGAAAAATACGAAAAATGGGAAAAAATGAAACGTTCCGTAAAGACAGAGCAGCAAAGCAGCAAAGAAATTGCGGATATGATGAAGTATTTAAACAATGATTTTGATTGATATGGGAGCAATTGAAAAAAAAGAAAATACGGCGTTAGAAATATATAATACCAAGCCCGGAACAAAATCCATTGAAGTACGCCGTAGAATGGTGCAATTGCCGGAGGTTGCCAAAGCATTAAACCCAGTTGAAAAATATGTTTTCGCAGCGTCAACAAAAACACCAATTGCGGAAATTGACGATGCAAAATTAGTTGAAAATCTTTCGTTGTTGTTTAAGCGTATAGCAATGGACGTTGGTTATATAATACCACAGAATGAAAATGATTGGAATTATATACAATCCCGGTTGTTGGATATTCTGAAACGTTATCACTCTGATATGACGTTGGCGGATATTAAGATAGCTTTTGAGTTGGCGACGACCGGGGAATTAGACGAATTTTTGCCGAAAGATAAACACGGGAACCCGGATAAAAATCATTATCAGCAATTCAATGCGGATTATCTTTCAAAGATATTGAACGCATACAAGCGAAAACAGAACGTCGTAATTGACAAAGCGTTTAAAGTATTGCCGGAACCAAAAGGCGAAATGACGCCGCAGCAAATACGGCAATTTGAGATACAAAGACAATGGCGGAACCGTTATATTTTCCTTTGCTACAAATACACCGGGAAATTAATATTGGGGCTAACTGATGATATGTTTTTGTATGAATGGTTGCAAAAATGCGGGTTAGCTGATGATGTACAAGTTAAAGAGGACGACCGCAAAGAAGCGTTTGCCCGGTATATGCAGCGTGTAGCCCGTGGAATGATAAACCAATATACGGCGTTTCAAGTTCGCCGAAAAGGAACCGAAAGCCCGGAAATTGATTTTACGGCGTTTGAGGTTGCCCGGAAAAAGGAGATTATAAAATCATTTGACCGGATGATTGCCGAGGAAATGCAAGTTGATAACTATATGAAATTTCAAGTATGCTAAAAAGTGGATTATTCTCTGTTGTATTTAAAGTTGAAGGAGTAAAATTTAGAGAAGAATATAATCTTTTATACAGAACTGAAGAGGATTATGTGAAAAATTCTACTTTATACCAACAAGCAACAAATGCAGTTTCTAAGGATTTAAAAGTTGCTAGACATGAAGTTGAATTTATAAATATCATGAGAATACATAATGATTTAATATTAGAGGATGACATATGAAATGGGAAATAAAAGTACAATTAGCAAAAGCATTAAATACCGGAAACAATAAAGAAGCGTGCGAAATAATCCTAAAAAACGAAATGGATATGCAGGCATGGAATATGTTTGTTTGTGGAATGGATTTAAGAAAATGCGAGGATTATAGATGTTTGTCAGATAAAATTATTTCTGTAAAAGATGATTTTATAAAACAAGCAGGATTTATCGAAGCATTGAGATTTGAAATATTAGTTTCTGAATTAGGATTGTAAAAAAATGAAATTATTTATTGTTTGCTTTATAATTGGCGTAATAGGTTATTTTACAAAAGCGGGAGGATATAAAGATGAAAATTGAAAAATGTGGAAACATAACATTAATAAACGGGGATTGCATGGAGTTTATGCAATCCCAAAGTGATAAATCTTTTGATTTGGCAATTGTTGACCCGCCATACGGAATTGATTACGCTGCAAAACCTGCAAGGTCAAAGCATGAAAAAAAGAATTGGGATAATGATATACCAAATGATATTTATTTTGACGAACTTTTCAGAATTTCTAATAAATGTATAATATGGGGTGGAAATTATTATAAATTGCCTCCATGCCAATGTTTTATATTTTGGTACAAACAAAATCCGGTTCCTAACTTTTCAGATGGTGAGTTTGCGTGGACTAATTTTAATTGTCCTGCAAAATGTTTTGATTATAGATATTATGGAAATTTACAAGGTAAAAGTTCAGTCAAAGAAGAAAAAATACACCCCACACAAAAACCAATAATATTATATGAATGGCTATTACAAAATTTTGCAAAATCCGGACAAAAAATATTGGACACGCACGGCGGAAGTATGAGCCATGCAATAGCCGCACATAAATTGGGCTTTGATTTAACTATAATTGAAAAAGACCCGGTTTATTATGAACAAGCAAAGAAAAGATTAATTGAGTTTCAAAGACAGCAAGTTCTATTTTAATTATGAAAATTATAACATCTATTTCAAATAATATAAAAGGGATATCAAAGAAAGCGGGAGGTTATATATGGAAAAAAATATAAGAATTTCAGCAGTAGTGGGAATTGACCCGGGACGCAATGGCGGTATTGTAACATGGCGACCAAATCAAAATATCAAGGCAATACAAATGCCAAAGGATTTAACAGAATTGCGTAATTATTTGGAGTATCTGAAAACCATTTGTTCGCCAATTGTCTTTTTGGAAAAATTGAGCGTGCGCCCGGATGATGTAATGCTTGGTGCCGATGGCGTAAATATGGGTAAATTGTACCGCATACAAAAAATGCTTGCAAACTTTGAGCAATTGAAAGCCATTATAACCGTCGCCGAAATACCGTTTGTTCTAATAGCCCCTATTTCGTGGCAGCAAAAACTAAGGATAAGAATAAAAAATGAAGATAAAAAAGACAGAAAAAAAAGATATAAAGATATAGCACAATCACTATATCCAGAGATAAAACAAACTATGTATTCATGCGATGCAACTTTGATAATGCACTTTGGACGTTATATGTTAGCTAACAATATGGATTGGATAAAAAGTAATTTACCGAATTATTTACATAATAGATTATGGGATTAGAATTTGAAGAATATAAAGAAATATTTCCATCGTATTACATATCAAATTTTGGGAATATAAAGCATGATAATAACTTTCTAAAAAAATGTATCCATTCTAATGGATATGAACAGGTTAATATACGTATCGGTAATAAATATGTTACAAAATTAATACATAGATTAGTTGCGGTCGCTTTCATTCCGAACCCGGACAACAAACCATGTGTTGACCATATCGACGGCAATAAGAGGAATAATTATGTTTCAAATTTGCGTTGGGTTACACCAGTAGAAAACGCGAATAATATTATCACAAAAAAGAGAAGTATAGAAAACAGAAAATCACATAATGAAAAAAAAATAGTTGCAATAAGTGGCGAAATTAATGTGTATTTTAATTCAATAATAGAGGCATCTATTATATTGGGGGTCGATAGAACTAGTATTTCAAAATGCCTAAAAGGTCAAAGGGGGAAAGCTGGTGGATATGTTTTTAAATATCAGGAAATGGTTACATATACTGATTTTATAAATGCTATAAAACAGATGAGGCATAGCCAAAGACGTTACAAACGGAACCCAACCCCGGAGAAATTGGCAACGTTAGAAAGTTGGGAACGCAAAGTTGATGCAATTGTTGCTAAAATAACAGATAAACAAATGAGGCTGTTTTGATTTATGCCCGGAATGTATAACGTTCCGGGTTTATTGTTTTTTTTCGAAAAACAAAAAGAAAAACTTTTGGAGATTAAAATAATATACGTATATTTGCAGTGTTGAAAGTTCAACGCACCGACCGGGCGGGTTCCCGGATAAATTATAAAACTATGAAGTTATTAGAGATTCACAAAAACGGTATTAATGCGCATAATAATGAAGTTTCATTTTATGGCATAGATTTTCAAACAAAAACATTGATGTTTGATGGAATAGAAAACGTTGAATGTGCAATAGAACTTGCAAAAGAGTTAGGATATAAGATTTCTGAAATACAAATGGTGTTTTGATATGTTTATAGATGAAGTAGGAGCAACCCGGCACGCAATAAGCGACAAAGAGTTGAACGAATTATACAAGCGTTTGGAAAATTTCATTGCTGATTGCACGGTTGAGGAAGCGAAAGAAAGCCGGGACGCATTTGTTAAGGTGCAAACAATGATATACCAAAGAATGAGAGAAACAAAAAAATAATATTAACCGCCGGGGGAAACTCCGGCACAAACCGAGAGCAAAAATGATAGTTAAGAAATTAGAATTGGTAAATTTCCAAGTAATTAAAGAGTTTAACGCAGATTTCGACGGTAACGTTTATTTCATTACCGGAGATAATGAGTTGGGAAAATCAACCGTATTAAAAGCAATTGGGGCTTTGTTGACCGGGAACCGTGACGCCGTATTGAAGAACGGAGAAAGCAAAGGTTTTGCAAAAATGATTGTCGGCGGCGACGGCGAGGAATACGAGGTTGAATTGAAATTCACGAAAGCAAACCCACGTGGCACGTTATCAATTAAATCAAAGACAGCCGGAATGAAAAGTGATAACGTTTCTATGTTACAAAAGATTTTCGGTTATACAGATTTTGACGCCGTGGAATTTTCCCGTTGGTCGGAAACCGCCGAGGGACGCAGAAAGCAAATTGAGGTTGTAAAGTCTTTGTTGCCGGAAGAAGTAAGAACAAGGATTGCCGAAATTGATACAACCGTTGCCGGGCTTAAAACAGAACGTACCGGAGTAAACCGAGATTTGAAAACCTACAAATCAATATCAGATGCAGCCGGGCAGGGATTGACAACAGAGGATTTGAAAACGTATGCCAAACCAAAGGATATTACCGAACTGATGCGAGAACAGCAAGAAAACGCCCAATTGATAGAAAAGGCAAAAACCGTACGTTCGGCTTTGGAGCAAAGAAAAAAGCAGTTGGAAGAAATTCCGGAACGTTTAGCAGAGGCAAAAGCGACATACGAAAAAGCCATTGAAGAAGCTAAAAAGGCGATAGAAAGAACTGAAAAACTTTACAAAGAAGCTATTGCACAAATAGAAAGTGAAAAGGCAGATTATGAAGCACGAAAAGCAAATGCCGAAAAATGGTTGGCTAATTATGAAGAAAACAACCCGGAAAAATTAGATACAGCCGAGCAGTTGAGAAAAGCCGAGGAACACAACAAAATAGCTGCAAAGGTTGCCGATTATCTTTCAAAGAAAAAACAAGCAGACGACAAAAAAGCAGAAGCGGAAAAGATGGATTCAGAAATTGCGGAATTATCCGCCGAGCGTGAAAAACTTATTTCGTCGGCGAAATTACCGATTTCCGGGCTTTCGTTTAGTGATGATGGGTTAGTATTAAATGACGTCCCATTTGTCGCCGGAAAGGTTTCAGATTCGCAAATAATGGAGGTTGCCGCAAAACTGATTATTGCAAGTAACCCAACGGTTAAGGTATTCAGAATTGCGAGGGGCGAAAGTTTGGGACAAAAGAGATTGCAGGCAATTTTGGATTTGGCAAAAAAAGAGGGATTCCAAGGTTTTATTGAAAGTGTTGTAAGGGGACAGCAGGATTTGATTATTGAGGAATATGAAGAAGCCGATAAATAAATGTAAAGACAAATCATTCGTAAAGATACCCGGAGTTTCCGGGTATCTAATAAACAAAAAAGGAGAAATATTTTCCGAGTTTAAGGGAGAAGTTATGAAACCCGCTTTAAGGTCGGGTTATCATTTTGTAGTAATAATGACAGATACCGGGAAAAGGAGTGTTTGAACCGGGACAAATGACAGTTCTTTATGCGTCGGCGATGGATAAAAAATTGCAGGGATATTCAAGCAGCGAAAGAAAGTTTATATTGGAAGTTGGCGGCGAAGCGTTTAATATTACAATGAAACAATTGGTTGACCAAGAAAAGAAAGACAATGAGGAAAAGAGAGATAACAGCAACGGGAATGATTAATAATAACGGCGGTTTACAAATGTATTTTGGAGAGTTGAACCAATTCTTTGCCATGCACAAAGGAAGCCGCATAATCGCCCGTTTTATTGTAGCGTCGCCAGGTTCGTCAGAGGCTTTGAAAGGTTATTATTTCAATTACGTTGTACCAACATTCAGAACCGGAATTTGGGAGGCGGGCGAACGTCTGACAGAGGAACAAACCGAACGCCGATTGCGTGAGTTGTCCCCGGTTATGTATGAGCAGACCCCGGATATTAACACCGGGAAATATGAAACCCGGTTGCGGACAATTGCAGAGTTGAGCAATGCGGAATTGATAGAACATATTGAGCATTTGAAACAGATTGCCGCAGAGGAATACAACACGTTTATAGACGACCCAAGAAGCATTTAATATGAGGCATTATTCAGAATTAAGCCCGTTAGAAAAGAAAGCAAGAGAGGCAAGCGGACGCACCTATTGCGTTAAGTGTCCGATATATGAATTATGCCGGAGAAATGAAACAATTATTGATGCGTGCGATTATATATTTTTGAAGGCGTTCAAAGCCGGATATAACCAGCACAAAAAAGAAGTAAAGAATAAAAATAAAATTAGAAAGTAATATGAAAAAAGTAACATTGAAAGACAGCAAAGGAAATGAGATAAACGACATTATGAAAGATGTTTTGACGTTCGATTGTGAAACAACCGGGTTGCCCCCAAAGGGCGCAAGATGGGACGTTGATTTTGCGGAATTTCCAAATATTGTGCAATTGGCATGGGCGGTAAACGAAAAGGAACGTTCATTTATCATAAAGCCGGAGGGATGGGAAATACCGGAAGCGTCAACAGAAGTTCACGGAATTACAGCAGAGAGAGCAAACGCCGATGGCGTCCCATTTGCTGATATTATAGGCGAATTTTTGGAGGATTGCGAAAAAGCCCGTTTGTTGGTAGGACACAACATTTACTTTGATACGTCAATTGTAAAAGCAATGATATTGCGAATTATGGGGCGTGAGTATTACGACGAAAAAGCCGAGGACGCATTGTTTAAGGGAAAACGAATTGATACCATGATGAAAACATTTAAATTTGTCGGCGCAATGTTTGCAAATGGACGCCCCGGAAAATTCCCGACGTTGGAAGAACTTTATAATAAATGTTTCCCCGGCGAAACATTCCCGGCGCATGATGCGTTGGAGGACGTGAAAGCCTGCAAACGTTGTATTCCGGTTTTGGTGGAAAATGGTATTATAGAACTGAAACCAAAAGAATATCCGGCGGAACAATTGAAGTTTAACCCGGAACCGGAACCCGCAAAGACCAAAAAGGTAAAAAGGGAAGTTTTAGTTCACGACCCGAAACCGATATTTGCACCGGATGCAGAGCCGGAAAACAAGGTTGCAAAATTGTTAAATGAAACAGACTTTTAAATTATGAACGAAAAAAAAATGTGCATTGATTGCGTGGATTATCCGGTATGTTGTTTGTCCGGTCGTTGTGCTGATGATGAACCGTGCGAGTCTTTCCAAGAAGAAACCGACCCGGAGGAACCGGGAAACAATAAAGATTAAAAATTATGAGCGAAAAAAAACAAAATGTTATGCCGATTCCTACAAAGGAAAAGTTTTCATTATCGAAAGTAAAGTTATTGAAAGATGGCGGGGTAGACGTACATTATGAAGTAACGGAAGTTGTCGGAAATGAGAGTTACACGAACAAATACCATGTATTGAGTGCAAAAGACATACACCCGGATTTGCGTCATTTGTTTAATGATTTGCGCCCGATTATGGGACGTGTATTCAACATAACGTCATTTAAAACCATGATGGCAACGCCGGAGTTTAAAGCAACAAAGAAACAAACAGATATTGCAGCCGCATTTGCGGAAGAATGTTTGGACAATATAGAGGTTAGGGGCGTTTCTTTGTCCGGGCAAGATGATAACGTAGGCGTCGTTTTAACCGGATTGTTTACCATATCAAACAATCAGAAAACAGCAATCAATACCCCACGAATGAAATATAACGTTGAAACGTTCGGTTTTGAGGAAGAGTTGGAAAACATTGTTTGCAATATTGAAAACGAGGTTTACGAATTTCTGTTTGAGGGAAAGAAAGCCCAATTAGAATTGTTCGGGGCTGATGGCGAGGCAAACGATTTGGTTCACGTAAATGATGCGGAGGGCGGAAATGATGACGGGTTATTCCCGAACGTTGACGACCCGGCAGACGACCCGGAACCGAACGGCGAAACGGCGGAAATGTAAGAGTATGGAACCGTATTTGTTGACAGACCAGTACGAATACCAATAAATTCGCTATATTTGCAGCATAAACGGGGATAGTTCGGAGTAGCTACCGGATGAAAAAAGATGCAGCCACTTTTCCCCGTTTCTCTTTTGGTTGCTTACTTAAATGGTTGTATAATGGAAATTTGGAAAGATGTACCCGGATATGTGGGGTTGTATCAAGTTAGTAATTATGGTAATGTAAAAAGCATCTTATATAATAAGAGGAAAACGTTTTCTATTCATAGATTAGTTGCGGCGGCTTTCATTCCGAACCCGAACAACAAACCATGCGTTGACCATATAGACGGCAATAGATTAAACAATCATGTTGATAATTTACGTTGGGCAACGCATTTGGAAAATAACAACAACCCAATTACGTTATATAGAAAAAGACAGGCAGCCAAAAAAGGTTTTTTAAGTTGTAGATATGGTAAAATTGGGATATTGAATGGGAAAAGTAAGGCAGTTATACGTTTTTCAATGAATAATAAATTAATTGATGAATTTGAAAGTATTAATATTGCATCTAATATTACTGGTATAAATAAACGTGGAATAGCTTTAGCGGCTAATAAGAAACGTAAAACAGCAGGAGGGTATATATGGAAGATAAAATAAAAATTATTGATTTAGAATGTTATATATATGCTAAAATGAAAGGTTATGAGCCTTTAATAGATAGACGTTTTTATGTGCCTTTCCTTGTTCGTTTAGAAATTCAATACTATTTATTTGGCAAAGGTCATTCCCCAACCGAAAACGATAAATTTTACAAGTATTGTTGGAATATATATCCTCATTATTGTGAGGAATGTATGAAGCCTTTAAAAACATATTCGGCTATACATATAAGCCATATAATAACAAAAGCTGCATACCCTGAATTATCCCATGATGTAAGAAATATAAATATACTATGTTTTGAACATCATTCATGTTGGGAGAATGGGGATAAAACGAAAATGCGTATATATCCGGGCAACGCCCGGATTATTGAATTGCTTAAAAACGAATACAAAAGTTTGAAAATATGAGGACGAAAAAAAGAACACCCGATTACGGGGCAATTTCCCGCCGTTCAATCCAAAATGATTTTAAAAGGGTACAAAGGTACCCGGAAAAGGAGAAACGCCCGCAAATCGAAAATCCGCCCGAAATAAATGCAGAAAGACGGGTTTTGTTTGTTGGCGAAAATTCAAGTTATTACAAATTGCGTTCTTTCATTGTTGGTAAATTGGTTCGATTGGTTCAAAAATCAAGCGTCGGCGGTTGGGTATGTGAGTTCGTACACGACAACGACCGAAAAGCGATAAACCATGCCGCCGGATGGTCGGACAATAAGAAACAATATTTGTTGGATTGCGTAAAATTCAAGTGATATGAAAATAAAATCAGAAACCGGATATAAAATTGTGTTATACACGTTCATGACGTTAACGGTTGCGTCTTATATGTGGGCGTTGTATAGTATCATTGTTTGGATAATTAAAACGCTTTTTGTATGAGTGTAAACAAGGTTATTTTGATGGGGCATACCGGAAAAGACCCCGACGTTAAAACGTTTGATAATGGCGGAGTTGTCGCACAATTCCCGTTGGCAACAACCAAAAGAGGATTCACGACAAAAGACGGCAGAGAGATTCCGGAACGTACAGAGTGGCACAACATTGTATTGTCAAATGGTTTGGCAAAGATAGCCGGGCAGTACGTTAAAAAGGGCGATAAATTATACATTGAGGGGGAATTGAGAACCCGCAGTTATGAGGACAACAACGGCGTTAAACATTTTATTACCGAGGTTTACGGGTATGATATGGAAATGTTGACGCCAAAGAAAGACGGACAGAACGGAGGACAGCAGGGAGCAGCACCAACGCCACCGCCACCAACGCCAGATGATGATTTGCCGTTTTGAAAATGAGATTTGAAATTGAAATAAAAATTCCGGCGGGTTCCCGTCTGATTGGCACCCGGACAAAAGGAAATAAGGTTATTGCGGTTTGTGAGTTTATCCCGCCGAAACAACCGGAACCGGAGCCAAGACGACCGATTGGTTTTGCAGTATATGACCAGCCCGCCGGGAATAACAAAGAAGCGAAATGATATGCAGTACAGCAATAAGGATTACAACCCGGAAAAGCATGACCGTTGGCGTGCGTTGACCGTCAAACAGCCATACGCAAATGATTTGGTAACGGCGGCATACAAAGACGAAAACGGCGTTGTTTACGGGCGAAAATCAATTGAAGTTAGAAGCAAAAAAACGTCATACCGTGGCGACGTTCTTATTTGTTCGTCGGCAAAACCGGTTTATCCCGGAATGGAAAGCGGCGTTACTTTGGGATTGGTTGAGTTGTACGACGTGAAGCCGATAAAAGAGTTTACGCCGGAGGATTGGGAAAACACTCGGATTCCAAAGGGAAAGAGGGCAAAAATAACAAAGGGTTTCGGATGGATGATGCGCAACCCAAGACGTGTTGTTGAAATGCCAATTAAGGGGCAATTGGGTATCTATAATCTCGTATATACCAAGGGCGAAATAATACAATACCCCCGGAAAATGGTAATTGACAAAAAGAGTTGGGAACAGATAAAAAAACAGATAGAGAAATGAAAACAATCGGATTCCATATTGGACGTATCGGGTTTTATTTGTATCTGCAAAGTTTGTGGAAGTATAAGCAATTTTATTTGACGCCCGGAGTTATGGTTGAGGGCGTAAAAGGACATGACGTTTATTTATATATTGAAATTAAATTGCTTTGTTTTTCCGTTAGTTTCCGGCTGATATGGATAAAAACCAAAAGAAATTATTAACTTTGTAATGTAAAATACTAAAAACGTGAGCGATGAAAGAGATAACAAAAATATTGCCATTAAATGAGGCGGCAAAGTTTCAAAAATCCGCAGGCAAATATGATTGCACAATTACGGAATTGGCGGTAATTGGAGCAGGGAAAGCAAGAATTTCAATTTCCGGAACAGAGGAAAATTTGGATTTGTTGGTTAGTTCGATAGAAAATGAGAATAAAGAAACCACATCCGTTTGAACCCGGGCGTGAATATAACCCCGGCGAACGTGCAGTTTACCGGGGTATGGTAATAATTGCGGAAAGATGGGTTAAACCGTCTGATAAACTGATTGAAAAGGTTGGCAAATTTGTATGTTTGAGTAGATGCGCATGTTGCGTTATCCATAAAGACGATTGCCCGGCGGTTGGGTTTAAATGCCACAGAACAAGCCGTAGCGATAACAAATTAATATATTTCAGAAAATTATATAACATAACAGAAAAAAGCGATGGAAAAGAAAAGATTTATTCCGTTTGATGCGGAAACGTTTTTGATGATTGAAGATGTAACGGGAACAGAACCGGAAGTTACAGAGAAAGAAAATTACTTTGAACTTAAAATGTACGCCCCGGATAAAGAGGAAAGAATAATTGAAGCCGCAATATGTGTAGTTCAAGGCAGATACGGAAAAAGAATAAAAGACGTAAAGACGATTAAAGAACAAAACCTTTTGCGTGGTGCAATATTCTTTGTTGAATACGAAAAAGGGGCGGGAAATTTGCCAAATGAGTTGCGCACAAATTTAGGTATGCCGGACGAAACCGCCGGGGATATTTATTGCCGCCGATTGTTAGAAGTTCGTGCATTACCCGTAAAGCGTGATAATTGGGAAAAATTGCAGATTTTTACCGGAGGCGGAACAATGCGGATTCCGAGAACGCCCGGCGGTTTGGCGGTTTATTCATTCCCGACCGAAAACGGCGTAATGTTGGACGTACCGGAGGGACATTTTATTGTATTGACACCGGACGGAAAATTTGGCAAAATGGATATGCAAACGTTTATGGCTAATTTTGAAGAAAAAGACGCCAATACCGCCGGATTGACCTTTGACGAAAAGAGATTGTTTGAAAAGATGAATAAACTTTTCGGCAAGAATATAGAAAAAAGATTGGGAAAATTAGCCGAGGAATACAACGAATTGTTTGAAGCGTTTGAAAGATATTTAAGCAGGGAAAAAACGCAAAGAGAAATAAACGAAATTAATCCCGGAACGCATGATATTATCGACGAATTGGCGGACGTAAACGTTGTTTTATTCCATATTGCGGCATTATTAGGGTATAGCCAAAAGGAATTGCAGGAAATGGCATATACTAAAATTGCAGGACGTGAGAAAAACCCGGAATTTATGCGCAAACACCCACACAACAAACCGGAAAGCCCGGTTTGCGGTAATATGCAGCAGGAAACCGCCGAACAATACAAACATTTAGAGAACCGTTTTAACAAAAGACTATGACAAACGAAGAAAAAGAAGAATTAAGAAAAAAAGCGTTGTTCCTTACAAATACGGCGTATCTTTTGGCGGACATGGCACATACATGCGTTTTTTACGCTGATGATAAATTAAACCATTTAGGCAAATGCTTTGAAAAGGGCGAAAAAATGAGATTCAAAAAAGCCGCAAAGTTGACAAAAGAAGCATTTAAAGCCGTCAAGGAAATAACGGAACCATTGTATAATATTACCGACGTTGATAATGCGTGTATTGATAGCGATTATCTTTTGGAAGTTATTCAGTTGGTAATAAACAGAACCGACGAAACCGAGGAAAGCAAAACGGCGATGTTGGAATACATAAAGAAGTTACCACAAATTGAACATATAGAAGTTTAAGCGTATGAAAAAAGATTTTAAACAAGAACTAACCGAACTTATTAATAAGCACAGTTTAGAAAAGGAAATGAGAGATACCCCGGATTTTATTTTGGCACAAGTTTGTATTGATGCAATGGCGGTATTTTCGGACGCAATCGCCAGCCGTGACGAATGGCACGGATTCAGAAAGGCAGACGAAAAGAGTTCGCAGGATGCAAAACACAATTACCCGGATGATTGCAATATTTGCAAAGACCGTTTTAAATGTGCTGGCTTTATGAGAACGCAACCAATTGCAAATCTGATTCAGCGTTTCAAGACGACAACGGACAAAGAGGAAAAAACAGCAATCGCCGGATTGCTAAAACAGATAAACGCCGATGCGTCGGGAAAGCCTCAAAATGATATACCGGAAGAAGTAAAAGAAGTTGCCGGAAAGTTGGCAAAGGCTTTTGGCGCACGTGTTGAGATACACCGTATTGAGATACCGGAAAAGAAACGTAAGTTTAGAAAGAAACCAAGAAAGGAGCAAGGCAATGAAACCCGTTGAATTTCCCGGCGTGAATGTAGTATTTGCAAAAGACCATCCGGAATACATGCCGTTACCTGCAATGAAAATCCCTAATGACCCGCAGGGGCTTATAATTACCAAATGGCAGTTATCCCCGGAGGAATTGGAGAGAGTAAAAGAAACCGGAACAATACATTTGTCAATGCTGACGTTTAACCAGCCGTTGCAACCCGTATTGTTGACCGTAGATTTTCCAACAGATAAATAAAACAGATATGGAGAGTAAAAAGAAAAAAACGTTTGTTTATCCACGTGGGGGATATAAGAATTGCCTCGGACATTATCAGCGCATACGCACCGATAAACAACCCAACAAACCCGACGGGCGTACAAATCATTTTCCCGAACGGTCGGTATTTGGAGATTAAGACAACACAGCAGGAACAACAAAGAGTTATTGCGACGTTGGATAAACTGAAAGAGCCAACAACGGTTTAACAAGCAAAAAACGCCCCGGAATTTCAACCGGGGCTTTGCCGCATATAGCCGGAAAGCAAAACGGGCTAAAATTAGCCCCATAGAACGACGATAATTCAAAAGACAATAAAAGTATCAAGCAACAAACGAAACCCGCTTAAAACGAAAATTTCCCGTAAATAACAAGCAAAGGGAAAGCGACGTTTGAGAGGAAAGCAAAGCGAAAGACTTTGCCGCTATAAAAAGGTTGAAAAATGGAAGCAAGTAAAAGACAAAGGGGCGGACGCCCGAAAATGTGCAAAAGGACGAAAGACCAAAGGGAGTTTGATTTGGCTTTTTGTTCAACTCTGTTTTTACGTGGTTACACGTATAGGGAGATTTCGGAAAGACTGAATGAGGAAAACGCCCGGCGTGGCGTCGGTTATACCATAACAAAACAAATGGTATATTGGGATATGCAACAATTGCTAATTGAGTGGAAACGTGAACGTATGGAAAATATAGACGATTACGTTACGCAGGAATTGCGAAAGTTGGATAAAATGGAGGTTGAATTGTGGGAGGCGTGGGAACGTTCAAAGACCGGGAAATTGCGAGAGAAAAACAGACAGAACGCAAAGCCCCGTAAAGTGTTGGAGGATGGCGACAACCCGGAATATTACGGGTATGAGGAAACGACAACGGAAACGTCCGCCGGAAACCCCCGGTTTTTGGATTTGCTTTTGAATGTACAGCAACGCCGGGCAAAGATGTTGGGATTTGATGCGCCAATAAAAGTTGATATACCGGGATTGAAAGAAAATACAAATAGCGATGCGCCGATATATGATGTTGCCGCAATACCGGAGGATTTGTTGTTTGCGGTCGCCGATAAATTGCAAACAGCAGAATATAAAAAACAATTAGCAGAAAAAGGAGTAATTGACGATGGTACGAACAACAAAGAATAATATCAAGAAAAAAGATGAACCGAAACCCGTACACACGTGCGGGAATTGTGGTTGGGGTAAATATTATTACGACCATTCAAATTTGGATATGGACGGGAACCCAATTTGTTTAAAATGCCCGTTTGACGAAAATCGCAGTATAATACGTTCGGAAAAAGCGTGCGACAAATGGAAAATGAAACAATAAATTGGTTGTTTTTTAAGATTCCCGGTTTTTAAGTCAGAAAAAATACGGGGGTAAGACAAAAATATATGGTATATTTTTAAGAATTAAACAAAATGGATAAAGAACAATTGCTTAAAATGTATGCAGCATTGAAAAACAACCCCGGCGAGATAGTAAAAGCGGCGGCACGCCATAGGCTGATAAACTTTGCCCGGTACATGCAACCGGATTTGGCTTTGGAACCGTTCCACGTCGTTTATTATACGCTATTGGATAAGTTCGCCCACGGGGAAATAAAAAAAATGATTGTGCAGATGCCGCCTCAACATGGTAAGGAAATATCCGATAATCAGATAGTTGCTACCACTAAAGGGATAAAAAAACATGGTGATTTAATTGTAGGGGATTACGTGTTTGGTAGGGATGGAACCCCGGTTAAAGTATTATGGGTGTCAGAAAAAACAAGAAGCGAATATGTCGTTTCTTTTTCTGATGGGGCAAAGATAGAATGTCATGGTAATCACGAATGGACGGTGTATAATAGATTTCGACAGAAAGAGGAAACTATAGAAACGAAACATCTGGCATCCTCCACAATATATAATGGAGATGGAAAAAGAGGAAGCCGATATAAATACCAAGTAGATAGCAATGTTTGCGTAATGTTTAATAGTCGGAATGTAGATTTAGACCCATACGTTTTAGGAGCGTGGCTAGGAGATGGTGATAGCTCATGTGGGATTATACACATTGGCAATAATGATGTTGAAATAATAGGGAATAGTACATATAAGTTCAAAGAAAGTAAGGGCACGACAACACGTAAGTTTTACAGCCCAGAATTGAATATTTTACTAAAAAATAATGGACTAATTAAGAATAAACACGTACCGGATATGTATAAATACAATTCAGTTGAAGTTCGCAAGAATGTGATTGCTGGATTAATTGATACAGATGGGTATGTGTATCACAGAAACGGACGTATAACCATATCCAACACAAACAAGCGGATTATAGACGATGCAGCATTTATATTACGCTCATTAGGTCAGTCTGTAGTTGTGTGTGAATTCAAACCTAGGGTTAGTAGTAGCGGAATAGTAGGGAAGAAGATAGTATATCAACTCTGTTTTAATCCTACAATGACTTTCCCGACAAAAGTAAAACGTAAGAAGATAACGAAATTGTCTATAAATAAGAAGCGTGCTATTGTTTCTATTGAACGAAAGGAGGGCTTGGGTTATGGTAATTGCATCCAAGTAGATGGGGGTATCTATCTGGTTGGAGATACGTTTATTCCTACGCATAATAGTGAGGGTTCAAGCCGAAAATTACCCGCTTTTATGTTAGGATTGAACCCGGACACAAAAATTTGTATTGGTTCGTATGCCGCCACAATTGCAAGGGATTTTAACCGGGACGTACAAAGAATAATTGACACCCCAAAATATCGGGAAATATTTCCGAAAACCTTTTTGAATGGTTCAAATGTGGTAACGATGGCAAACACGTATTTACGAAATTCTGACGTTATAGAAATGGTTGGGCATAAGGGTTCGTTGCGTGTTGTAGGTCGTGGCGGTGCGTTGACGTCAAAGACCGTTGACGTTATGATTATGGACGACGTTTACAAAGATTATTCAGAGGGTAACAGCCCGATTGTACGCAATGCGGCGTGGAAATGGTACACGACCGTTGTAAAAAAGCGTTTGCACAATAAATCGCAAGAACTGATTGTATTTACCCGATGGCATGAGGAGGATTTGATTGGTAAGATTGAAAAGGGAGGCGAAAAGATTATTGATATTAAAAGTTGGGACAGCATTAAAAATATTCCGGATGGTGCATGGGTTCGCATAAACTTTGAAGCGTTGAAAACCGGGGAACCAAACGAGATTGACCCAAGGGAACCGGGGGCGGCTTTATGGGAGAGTATGCACAGCCGGGCAAAATTGGAGCGTGAAAGAGCGTTAGACCCAATACAATTTCAATGCTTAGACCAAGGAAACCCCGGAAGCGCAGAGGGTAGATTGTACCGGAACCCGTTCAGAACGTACGTTGACAAATCAGAATGGGGAACGTTCGTGCGTAGTGGTAATTATACAGACGTGGCAGACGAGGGAGACGACTTTACGTTTTCGGCGTGTTATGACGTTTACAAATCCGGTAATGAGGCATGGAACGAACAAAATAAACGGTTTGAACCGATTTTGTATGCGCTAATTACTGACATGGTATTTACGCAGGAAAATACAGAAGTAACAGCCGTTACCGTCCCGGAAATGATAAACCGTTGTGGAACGCAAAAAGCATGGATTGAAAGTAACAACGGCGGTGCCGGGTTTGAAAAGTTGATACGTAAAAAGATAAAAGCGATTTCCGAACCATTTTACCAAGGTGCCAACAAGGAAAGCCGCATTATAACAAATTCGGCAAGCGTCAACGCCCAAATCATAATGCCGTTAGGATGGGAGGAACGTTTTCCAAAGATACATGAACACGTAACCGGGTTTTTGCGTGATTTCCCAGCAAATGAGCATGACGACCCGGAGGACGGTTTGACCGGAATATATGAAAAGGAATTGGCGGACGGCGATACAAGACCATACAGCCAAGCAACAAGGGGCATTAAACGTCGTAATTAGCATTTTATTTCATATATGCAAGGATTTAGCCTAAAATATTATAACTTTGCAATAAGTAATGGGGCAAAGGGTTAGCCCCCGGAGATAATAACAAAAGTTTTAACGTTAAAAAATTAAGATTATGGCTATTTGTAAATGCCCGGCAGCAGCAGCGTTGCCAAACATTCCAAACCTTACGTGTGCCGAGAGTTTCGGACAGATTCAGAAAGTAGCGTTTCAGAGATTGTATAAAAGCACCGGAGAAAAAAATTCATTTACCACGACGGCGGGTATTGGGAAAAAAGCGTCATGGACGCCGTTGTTATCGGCAGTTGACGACACGAAAGTTGTTGTCTCCCCGTATATCCAAGCACCGACAGCAGAAGCAGGCGCACCCCGTACGTTCGGCGGAGGAAACGAAACGTTGGGCGGTATTGAAGAAATTATAGGACGTGAGCCAACCCCATTTACGGCGGTTATGCGTAAAATGCCGCAATCACTGATTAAAGCATTGAAAGATTTGCAATGTGAAAGCGATTCCCAAAATTTGGGGGTTTATTTGTTTGATGAAAACGGCGCAATTGGTGCATTGCAAGACCCGAAAACAGCAACAACGCATTATCCTATTCCAATTCGTTCTTTGTTTATCGGGGATAAAACATTGGGAGGATTTGAGGCACCCGATAGCAACGCAATACAATGGTCGTTTTTACCTAATTGGTCGGATGATTTGGCTATTATCTTACCGGACGATTTTAACCCGCTAACAGACTTAAAAAATGCAGCAGGGTAAACAAACAATAGTGACGTTGGAAAATGAAACATTGAAAACGACACGAGATTTTGAAGTTAGCCACGCCGAAAGACTTTTAAAAATGCCAAATAACGGCGGTTGGCAGTTACCGGAAAATAGTAAATTTGAATTTGACAAAGAAAATGGGCTTAGGTATAAGAGAAATAAAAAAGCAGATAACGGAGCCACGGAACAAAGCGGCCATAAGTAGGGCGATTTACCACCAAAACCGCATACGATTTCATGCGGAAAAGGCGTTGACGCCATACATTACGCAACCCGTGACCGATTTTTTGGCTTATGTTTCAAACCTTATACCCGCAGACAAATTCAAAGTTTTCAAAACATTGTTCCGTTACCCCGTCAAGACAAACGAGGTAACGGGCGTTTGTTTTGATAAGTTGAGCCGCATTTTTGACGGTCGTAACCCGGCGTTCAATTATCAGTTTATGAACAGCGAACAAAGGGACGATTGGGAGTATTACAGACAACACGTATTGGAAGAACCCGAAATTTGGAGCACAAAGGGATGGGAATATTTCAAAACCGAAATTAACAGCGTATTAATTGTTGATTTGCCAAAAGAGCAATCCCCCGGCGATAATTACCCGCAACCGTACTTTTATTGGTTGCCAATAGAACACGTTATTTCATACAAGGCAGACAAAACAACGGGCGTTATGCGTTGGATAATATTCCGGCAGGACGACAACCGTATTGCCGTAATTGACGATGAACGATACCGGGTATTTACCGAGGAAAAAGGCAATATTGGCGAATTGCTGATTGATAGCCCGCACGATTTGGGATATTGCCCAGCACGTTTTTTTTGGAACGAACCATTGAGTTTGAGAGAACCGGACGTTAAGGCGTCCCCGTTAACAACCGAGTTGGAAAGTTTAGATTGGTTCCTTTTTTATCATTTATCAAAGAAAAATTTGGATATGTACGGGTCGTACCCGATTTATTCCGGATATGAACAAAGTTGCGATTTTACGAACGGCGAAAACGGCGATTATTGCGACGGCGGGTTTTTGAAAGATAAACAAGGCTATTATAAATTAGACCAAGCGGGTTTATTGATGCGTTGCCCGAAATGCGGAGATAAACGAATTGTCGGGGTTGGTTCATTCATTGAAATTCCGGTACCGGACGGCGACAAACAACCGGATTTGCGCAACCCGGTTCAGATGTTGACCGTTGACCGTAATAGTTTGGATTATAACGTTAGCGAGGAAGAACGGTTGCGTACAAACATAATTACGGCGGTTGTTGGTACCAACGAGGAAATAACAACCCGTGAAGCATTAAATGAACAGCAAATTAAAGCCAATTTTGAAAGCCAAAGCACGGTATTAAACCGAGTAAAAAAAGGCTTTGAGGCGGCGCAAAAGTTCGTTGACGAAACCGTTTGCCGTTTGCGTTATGGAACAATGTTCATTTCGGCAAAAATCAATTATGGCACCGAGTTTTATTTGTCTGATGCAACCCAATTGCGAGAACGTTATAAGATGGCGAAAGAAAGCGGAGCAAGCGAGGGGGAATTGGATGCGCTACAAAATCAGATTATCGAAACGGAGTACAGACACGACCCAATACAAATGCAACGTATGTTAGTGTTGGCAGAATTGGAGCCGTACCGACATTTGACACGTCCGGAAGTATTAGAATTGTACGAAAAACAACTAATTACCGAGGATGAATTGCGCATTAAATTGAATTTCGCTAATTTCGTGCGTAGGTTTGAACGTGAGAATACAAACGTTTTGGAATTTGGCAGCCAAATACCATTTTCCAAGAAAATTGAAGTAATAACAAAAAAAATTTATGATTATGCGAGTGAAAGCAGAAACAGAGGGTAAAACAAAGGACGTCGGATTGTTGGACGTTACCCCGGAAAATTTCATTGTTCCAAAAGGGGAAGAAAGTTTTTATCATTGTCGTATTGAGGTTGTAAAATTCAACCAAGGAACGGGCGAAAGAATTTCACGACCACGTATGCAGGTTTTCGGAAAAAAGTTCTTTGAAACATTCGGATTGCACAATTTGCGAAAAATGGGTTATAAAGTTGACATTATGCACGACCCGAACGTTTGGGAGGCAGCGAACAAAGAAAAGATTGAAGCCAGCAAACGAGCAAAGGCAGAAGCAGCAGCAAAGGCGGCAGCAGAAGCAAAGGCAGAAGCAGCAGCAAAGGCGGCAGCAGAAGCAAAGGCGGCAGCAGAAGCAAAGGCGGCAGAACGTGAACAAATGAAAGCCGAAATTATTGCAGAACTGACAGCCGCCGGAGTTATCCCAGCAGAACCAAAGAAAGCCGGACGAAAACCAAAAGCCGAAAAAACAGCAGAAGCAGAGGAAGCGGCAGGCGATAGCCCGGAAAACAACGAGAATGTTTAACCATTAAAAATTACGAATATGGCACAGATTGCACAGCAAGACAATTTAGTTATTGAAGTAGACAAAACCGTCGCAGCATTGGACGGCGACACAAAGAAAAAGTTGATTGAATGTATTGAGGGCGGAACAATTACCGACGTTATTTTGGTAACAAAAGAGGTTGAAAAGAAAATCAGCCATGCACGTGTTGTTAGTTGGTTGGTTGACACAACCGGGGATTCCCCAAAATACACAATTGATATTATTAACGCAAACAGCGGAAAAGTAGAAGCAATCGCACTTAATTAATTCAAAGGGTAAGAATATTATGTTAACGAGAGAAATTTTAGTTGCAAATGCGGCTTTGTCGGGATTGTCTGACGAACAGATTACAGCGATAACAGCATTATCGCAGAATGACGAAAACAGCGTTATTGCCAAGAAAACGGGCGAAATTTACGGGGCTTTGGATGCCGATATTTTGGCGGTTTCCGGTATCGCTAAAAATGGAACCGAAAAAACGTATGATTACGCAAAACGTGTAATGGGGGAAATGAAAACAAAAGCCGATGGCGCAACCGGGCTGCAATCGCAGATTGATTCATTGACCAAGGAAAAAGCCCGTTTAGAAAAGGCAATTGCCGATGGTGCGGCAGATGCGGAAACCGTGAAAGCATTGAAGCAGGCAAAAGCAGATTTGCAGAACGTGACAACGCAGTTTACCGAGTTGACAACCAAGTATGAGACAGAAAAGGCAAACCACGAAAAAGAATTGTTCGGAGTAAGAATTGACAACGCATTGCAGACAGCCGCCGCCGGGCTTAAATTCAAAGCAGGATTCCCGGAAAGCGTAACAAAGGTTATTTTGACGCAGGCGACCGAAAAAGTAAAAGGCATGAACCCGGAATATATAGACGACGGAAACGGCGGAAAGGTTTTGGCGTTCAAAGATGCAAGCGGCGCAATTATGCGCAATCCAAACAATCAGTTGAACCCATTCACGCCCGCCGAGTTGCTGACAAAAGAATTGGAAACGATGGGAGTATTGGAGCAGCAAAGACAACAGCCAGGAGGCGGCACTAATAAGCCCGCAGGCGGTGCCGGAGGCGGCGGAATTACATTGGACGTAAGCGGAGCCAAAACGCAATCAGAGGCGTACGAACTTATTACAAAACAATTGATGGCGCAAGGTAAAACGGTAGGTTCCAAAGAGTTTGACGAAGAAATGAGAAAGGTTTGGCAGGAAAATGGTATTAACAAATTGCCGGAGAGATAACCGGGTAATGGGTAAACCCGCATTTAATAACAAATTAAAATAAAAAGACTATGAGTTTAATTGCAACAAGATTACAGAATTGGCGAGTAGAAAACCCGGAGCTAGACCGTAATATGACCCGCCCGTGCGAGTATGGCGCATTGGATTTTTTCATTGAACAGACCAACGCCGGAAATTCCATTTTGTCCCCGAAATTGCGTGAACGTGCGTTTGCCTCAATCGGAAATACGGTACAAGTTCCGGTTATCAATTACGATGGCGACGTTACGGTTAGCAACGTTCGTACGTGTGTTATCCCGGACGATGAAAACACGTCCGCACTTTATACCGTGGTTTGGGCGACATATTCCGTCGGCTTTACAATGGTGCCAACGTTGTATATGAACAACGAAATTTCGTATAACCACGATTTCAGCCGCAAAATGGAAAAGGTTTGCAGAGCGTTTGCAAATTCGTTAGACCAAGCAGCCGTTGCAGCGTTGGAGGCAGGAAAAGCCCAAATATTGAAAGACAAGTTGAATTACAATTTCGCTGCAGGCGTTATTGATGTTCCAACGCAGATGGCAACCGAAATTATGGGCGATATTAACCCGATTATGCGTGCAAATTGTTATCCGGGTTTGGTTCACGTCGTAGGTAACGCCGGAATTGACAGCCTTATTAAAAAATTGGCACAGCACGGTATTTATAACGACGTAAACAAGCGTATGGAATACGAAAATAAAGTGTTCCATTATACAAACAACGTCGTAAATGAAGCTAGCAAAAACGGCACATTCTTTGCCGTAGAGGATGGTAACGTTGGCGTTTTAACACGTGTTGACCGTGAGGCGTTGAACCGCACCCGTGCGAATTTCCACGAATGGGACGTTGTACGTTTGCCGTACATTGATTTGCCCGTTGGTTCGCACTATTACACATCAGTTGGCGACCAGTCACAGACAGCAGGCGCAGCGAGTGCCGATATGACTTGCAACGTGAAAGAATATTTTGGATTTAGCGCAGACGTTGCGTTTGTAATTGCTTACAACGACAGCCCAACAGCCGTTGCAAATCCGATTATCAAAGCGCAGATTGCAGCACGTGAGGGAAATGTACCTTTGGGTATGCCTGTATATGTAACCAACGCCAGGGAATTTCCCGCCGGAGGTGCGAGCGTATAACGCCGGAGCATAACGAATTATTTAACCGAGGGGACGGGGTGGTTATCCCCGCCCCCTTATTTATTGCAATCTTAATTCCTAATATGGGAAATAAATGGGCGTTTTTATGATAAGAATAAATGAAATATGCGAAGCGTTAAAAAATGTGTGCGGGTGGGAGCAATCATACGACCCGGCAAAGGCGATAGACGACAATTTAACGCAGACGGAAAGCGGGTTGTATTTTCAAGGTGCGCACCCGCTTTTGACGTTGGATAATATGGAGGCGATTATGCCGGATGATTGGGAAATACAATACCCCGTATGGGATGCGCTGACGCAATGGAAACAAAACAAGGTTGTGCAGTATGGTAATGATACAAACGGGAACAAATTGTTTTGGAAAGCGAAAGCGGATAACGTAGGAGAGGAACCAACGGAAGATTCTTTGTTTTGGAGCAAATACAACATTCTTTCGGACTTTTTGGAAAGAATGACACGCAACGGGATTGCAACCGCAATTCAGACATTTACCCAAATTAAGCAGTTGGATAAAGAAACACGCAATTTGTTAGAACGCAGAACGTTTTTTGATGGTGCCGGACGCATACGGGCGACGTTGCAAAACAATCATAAGTTGGTAGGATTTGAAATTGTCCCGGTTCGTGCAATGGGAGTGACGGCGAAAATTGAAAAGATAGGTTTGCAAATGACCGGGGGAACCGGGGTTGTTAGAATGTATTTGTTTCATTCGTCGCAGATAAACCCAATAAAGACTTTTGATTTGAATTTTACCGTTACAAATGGCGGTTTTCAGTGGTTCCCGTTAACTGATTGTTATTTGCCGTATATAAGCGACAAGAACAACGCCGGGGGGTCGTGGTTCCTTTGCTACAATCAAGACGAATTACCCGCCGGAATGGAAGCAATTAACGTATCAAAGGATTGGAGCCGGGAGCCGTGCGGAACGTGCAACATGGGTTCCGTTGAGGTTTGGCGAGAATTGACAAAGTATTTGCAAGTAACGCCGTTTATGTATAATGCGCCGGAAACGTTCGCAGAATACCCGGAGTTGTGGGATATTGCATACACGATGTACACACGAACCCAAAATTACGGGCTGAATTGCGAAATTACTATTGGATGCGATTTAACGGATTTCATTATTTCCCAAAGGCAGATTTTCCAAACGGTAATACAAAGACAAGTTGCTGCAATTGCATTGCGGACGTTGGCAATGAACCCCAACGTAAGGGTTAACCGCAATCAATCAAACGCAACCCGGATGGATATTTTGTACGAGTTGGACGGCAACACGTCCGGCGTTCGTCCCGGCGGTTTAGGTTACGACCTTAAAAAGTCTTATGAGGCGTTGCAAATAGATACGCAAGGGTTAGACCGTATCTGTTTAGCCTGCAATAACCGTGGGGTAAGATACAGAACCGTGTAATTATATAATTCAAAGGGAAAGTTGTATATAATTTCATGTAAAAGTTGTATTTATGAAAAAGATAACCGATTTACGAAAAAGGGTTGCGGATTTCAACGAGGCTTTGACATCCGGGCGGATAATACAAAACATTATATGGGACAATGAGGCATATATAGTTGATTTAAACGCCGAGGAACAATTGTTTGAACAAGGTATTAACCGTTTGGGCGTCGAAATTTCGGATTATGCACCATACAGCCCCGTAACAATCGCAATTAAAGAGGCTAAGGGACAGCCGACAAACCGGGTTACGTTAAGGGATGAGGGTGATTTTGAAAGTAGCTTTTTTTTGGAAGTTGGCGACAAGCAATTTGAAATTAAGGCGTCCGATTTTAAGACAGAGGATTTAATAAAAAAATACGGGCGTCAGATATTAGGATTGACGGACGAAAATATTGCAATACTGATATGGCAATACATATATCCGGATTTAAAGGACGAAGCAAAAAAACAAATTTATGGCAAATAAGGTAAAAGCCCCGGTTGTTGACAACCCGGAATTGTTAGACCGGATTATTGGGAACATTCAAAACGGATTGGTTGATAATTTGCCGTGGTTGGACTTTGCATTTGGCAGGGCGGAAAGACTTGTTAAAATGAACGCAAACCAAAAACGCTATTATACGCCAAACGTGTATTCCGGGAAAAACGAATATATGGAAGTTTGCCCCGATGCGGGTATTGGTAATTTCTGTTTCTTTTGGGTTGACGACCCGCAAAATATCAGTTGGGAACCCGGAGTTGATATTGGCATAAAAACGGCGTTTTCGATTATCTTTTGGTTTGATTACAGAAAGATATACAACGATGCAAGCACACGCAACAAAGAGGATTTGAAGCGGCAAATATTGGACGTTTTGAACGGCGGTTTTTTGGTGCGAAATGGAAGTTACAGAATAAACAAAGTGTACGAATTGGCGGAAAACATTTACAGGGGCTTTTCGTTGGATGAAATAGAAAACCAATTTTTAATGCACCCGTTCGGCGGATTCCGGTTTGAGGGCGAATTGAGTATTGGAGAGACATGTAAATTGTAGTATATGGAACATTTTATTTATAACATTATTGTTGTCGCATTAATAGCGGCTTTTGTGCTGACGTTATTACGCAAATGGGGCGTCATTGAATGGGTACAGATTCACGGGAACGATTTCTTTTCAAAGATGTTTAATTGCGATTTCTGTTTGTCGTGGTGGACTTGCGTTTTGATTTGTTTCTTTGCGTTGATATTTACCGGGAACCTCTCATTTTTGGGCGTTCCCTTTTGTAGTACAATGATAACACGTGTTTTATTATGAAGAATGTACAAATAAAAGGAATGAACGTTGAGTTGTATGATTCAATCGAGGATTTGCCAATTATGCGTTTCCACAAGTATAACAAAATGCTTTTGGTTGACGCCGGGGTTGGTTCCGATTTGTCGGATTTTGACCGACATATTGAAAAGGTAATACGTTATTTGAACAGCCCAACGCCAAACATGGCAACCGTTGAGTTGGAAAATATGCGCCAAAACATATATTTCATTCAATCCGAGGTTTCCCCCCGGCATTTGGCTTTTGCCGTGTTGGTTAAATCAATAAATGGTAAACCCCGAAATGATTTGTCAGATGATGGATTGCAACAAACAATGAGTCTTTTTAAAGACGTTGCAAATTCAGAGATAACCGCCCATTTGGAAGCGGTTAAAAAAAAAATAGACGATGAATTGCGTTTGTATTTTCCCCGGTTGTTCGATGATGCGACATTGAAAGAGTATTACGATAAATTGAAACAAAGAACGATTGTTGTATTACGCACAATAATAGACGGTCGGGCAACCGATGCGGACGCAAAAGAGATTGACGACATTACGGCGGAGTTGATAACCTATTTCAACCCGCAGACGTTTACCGGGTCGGAAAGCGTGGAAATTAGGCATGACAGACAATTTGAAAATATGTGTTTGATATTGTCCCAAAATTTGCATGTTGACCCAAAGAAATTTACCGTTTTGGAATATTACAACGCATTTGAGTATATCAAGGAACAAGCCAAAAAAGCAAACAAGCAAAAAAGGTAAAATAAGGCGATTTCCGGCGTTTTTATTTTTAGGCGATAAATTACACGTTTGAGAAAAGAAAATGCAACAGACGGGGAATTTCCCGTAAATAACTTAATAATCGGCGTATGGCAGATAATAACAACCCAATCAAATATTCGGATTTAATAAGCCCGGATAATTCGATTACAGATTTGATAAAACAATTGGATGAACTTTCGGACACCTATACAAATGCGCTGAAAAATATCAAAGCCGAGGCAATACAATTGGCGGAGATTCTGAAAAAGGTTTCCGGCGCAACGGAGGACGGGAGAAAGACAACCAAAAAAGCCGCAGACGATGCCGAACGTTTGGCACGTGCGCAACGTGATTTGGCGTTTGCAGAAAGTGAGAACGCCAAAAAGTTAGCCGAGTTAAAATTGGCACAGCAGGAAGCGAACCAAATTAATAAACTGATTGTGAAAATAAATCAATCCGCCGAGGGTAGTTATAACCGTTTATCGGCGCAATATTCATTGAATAAGATTTATTTAAACAACATGACTAAAGCCGAACGGGAAAACACCGAGGAGGGGCGAAAATTGGTTGCGCAGACCAAAGAAATATACGAAGAAATGAAACGTTTGCAGGAAGCAACCGGGAAATTTCAATTGAACGTCGGAAATTATACGGAGGCATCCGACGCAATTATTGCGTATGGCGACAAATTAAAAGAAACGTTAGGTTTAAATAGCGCATTTGGCGAAAGTCTTTTGGCGTTAGGACGTGGCGGGGCTGAAAGTAAAGCAGTTTTTACAGCTATTGGCGACGGGGCAAAAGCATTGGGAAAAACTTTGTTGGGATTACTTTCAAACCCGGTATTTTTGGCGATTGCCGGAATTGCGGCGGCGGGTGCGGCGTTTAAATGGTGGTACGATTATAACGCCGGGTTAGTTGAGGCAACGAGATTGACGAAACAATTTACCGGGAAAAGTGGCGATGATTTGAAAGCGTTTAGAAATGAGGTGCAAGCCGTCGCCGATTCATTCAACGCAGATTTCCGGGAAACATTGATTGCAACAAACGCATTATCAAAACAATTTGGTATTTCTGCAAATGAGGCATTGCAATTGGTTAAGGATGGGTTTTTAGCCGGAGGCGATGCGAACGGGGAATTTTTAGACACGTTGAAAGAATACCCGGCATATTTCAAAGAGGCGGGAATATCAGCAGACCAATTTGTTGCAATTGTTACCCAAACAAACAAAATGGGTATCTTTTCAGACAAAGGCGTTGACGCAATTAAGGAGGCAAATTTGCGTTTGCGTGAAATGACGACGGCGACGGCGGCGGCTTTGGATGGTATTGGTATTTCGTCGGAACAAGTTCAAAAAGATTTGCAGACCGGAACCAAAACGACATTTGATGTTATACAAGACGTTTCCGCAAAATTGGCAGAATTGCCGGATAATGCGGCAACGGTCGGGGCTGCAATTGCAGATATATTCGGGGGGCCCGGAGAGGACGCCGGATTGCAGTATTTGCGCACGTTGAAAGATATTTCAACAAACATGGATGAAGTAAAAGGGAAAGCCGGAGTTTTGGCGCAATTGCAGGAGGAACAATTGCAAAGCCAAATTGAGTTGCAAAACGCATTATCCGGGTTGTTTGACGCAACCGGAGGAAATTTTGAAACGTTGACAACGCAGGCAAAAGTTTTTGTTAACCAAGGATTGACGGCGATAATAAAAGGGGTTATTGATGTTGTCAATTACTTGATTGAGTTATACAATGAAAGTGTTTTGATACGTGCAATTTGGAATGGGATTGTTGCCGGATTCAAAACAACATTTGATACGTTGGGAAATTTGTTTGGATTCTTTATTGATATAGTCAAAGCAACCGGAACCGCATTAAAGGGGGCGTTTACGTTAGATTTTGACGAAGTAAAAAAAGGATTGGCAGATTATGCAGCAGCGTACGGAAATTTGGTTAAAGCCCAAGTTAAAGACATAACAGAAAATTTCCAAGAGGGTTTGGATGGTATGCAAAAGAAAATAAAACCGTTAACAATCCCGGTTTCTGTTGGAGATACCCCGACGCCACAAACAGACAATAAGCCCGTAACGACACAGAACCCAACCGTAAAGCCAAGGGGTAAAAGCGATGCGGAAAAGGCAGCAGAACAACAAGCAAAGCAAATTGAAGCGGCATATAAAAAGAATTTGGAAGCAACCCGAAAATTGCAGGATGCACAATTGCAGTTGGAAACCGACGAATGGGCAAAGCGTCGCCAACAAACGCAATATCAGTATTCCCGCCAAATTGAGGATTTACAACACCAATTGCAGACCGAAAAGGATTTGAACGAAACCGGACGTCAAGCGATAAACGCCACAATTACGGCGTTGGAACAGCAACAAACCGAGGCGTTATTGAAAATCGAACAAGACCGACAATTGCAGGAATTAGCGTTACAGAAAGAAAGCATTGAATTACGTTTGCAAGCAGTCAAAGAGGGAAGCGAGCAGGAAAAACAATTGCGGATGCAGTTGTTGGAAAACGAAAGACAAACCGCATTATTACAGAACCAACAGAAACCGACCGGGCAACAGCAGGACGCCGCGGCGATTAATGCAAGTTTTGACGCAAAGGGAGCCGGAATTGCGGACGAATATTTGCAAGCGCAATTACAGATATTCGACCAACAACAAGCGTTGGCACAATCGGAGTTTGATTTGTTGAGAAATTCAGAAGCCCGGAAAACTCAATTTCGTTTGCAAGCAGAAAAGGAACGTTTGCAAAAGGTTTTAGAATTAAATCAGCAAGCCGCCAATAAATTGTCTGATGTTGAGGTACAAACAATTCAAAACACTATTAAAAAAATAGACCAAGAAATTGAGCAATCCAAAGGGGAGGAACGAGGAACAGACATTTACGGTTTGTTTGGGCTTAATTTGGACGATGACCAAAAAGAGGCAATTAATACGTCTATGCAATACGCATTGGATGCGTTAAATACATTCACGGCGGCACGTGTTGCCGCAGCAGATGCAGCCGTTGAGCAAGCGGATAAAGAGGTTTCCGCCGCACAATCGGCGTTGGATGCAGAATTGGAAGCAAGGGCAAACGGGTACGCCAATAATGTTGTACAAGCGCAAAAGGAGTTGGATTTGGCAAAGAAAAACCAAGAAAAAGCGTTGAAAGAACAACAGAAAGCGCAAAAACAGCAGGCAGCAATACAAACATTGCAGCAAATCGGAAACATGGTAACAGCAACGGCGCTGATATGGTCGCAATTAGGTTTCCCGTTTGCAATACCTGCAATTGCCGTAATGTGGGCGAGTTTTGCAGCGTCTAAAATCAAGGCGGCGCAATTGGCAAAACAGACCGGAGGAACCGGAGGAACCGGAGGAACGGAAACATACGGCGACGGTACCGTTGAACTTTTGGAGGGCGGTTCGCACCAAAGCGGAAATGATATTGATTTAGGAACGAAACCGGACGGAACCCGCCGGCGTGCCGAGGGAGGCGAATTTTTCGCCGTGATAAATAAACGAAGTTCACGCCGTTTCAGAAAGATAATACCGGACGTTATCAATTCGCTAAACAATGGTACGTTTGCGCATAAGTATTTAAAATCCTATTCAGACGGCGACGGTTTGACGTTAAACGTTACCGGACAAAGCCCGGATTTACGCAATTTGTCGGATGATGTAAGGGAAATTAAGGAACAGAACCGACGACGGGTTTACGTGGATGGCGACGGAAATACGATTGAAAGTTACAAGAATTTGAAACGTAAAATAAAAAGACTATGACACCAAAATATAGATTCTTTTTGCAGATAGGGGAGGACGGAACCAAACAAACCGTCTGCCCCAATTATAAGGATGATTTAACGTTGGATTATGAGTTGGAAACAAATCAAAGGTTTTACCGGGCTAAATTGTCCGGTAAAATAAACTTTGTCCGTGCTGATTACGATATTATCAATAACGCCCCGTTTGATTCTGAATTTTTCCTATATATCGAAAAAAGCGATGATTGGGGACAAACATACAATCAATACTATAAAGCAAAGTTTATGAAAACGGATTGTACGTTTAATGATGATGATAAATTGGTTACGGTACAGCCGGAAACAATAGACCAATACAACGACGTTTTGGCAGGATTGGAAAAGGAATACAATTTAATTGAGTTGGCCCCACAAATCGAATTTCTTACAATAAGAAAACGCCCATTGATACAAATATACGTTCCCGGAGATAGTATTGTTTCGTGCTTTTTGGGCGGCACGAATTGGGAACAAGACGCAAACGCCACGACTGACCAAAACGCATTAATACAAACCTATCATTTTGCACTATGTAATATTTTGAAAGAAATACAAATTACGTCGTACGGTTCCCCGGCGGTAATATCCGGGCTTTATGTTGGGCGGATGTCGACGGGTATAAGTCCTGATGAATTTATGGGAGATTTATACCCGGAATTAAATGTAAATTATTATATCCATATTGCACAAAAACGAGTTGCGGGTGGGCTACCTATTGGGCTAGCAGGTGTTGAGATACGCCGCCGTTCTGATGATGTGGCAATGTTCCGGTTTACAAAGATGACGCAAGAACCTTTTGATACGTTGGAATTTGATTTAACCGCCGTTGAGGGTTCCGGAGCAACGGGTACGATGCACGCCGATATGAAAAGTTATAATATATACGCCCGATATTTGGTTGATGTTGATAAAATAGACGATTTAGATACATACCCGTTGCCGTCCGATGATATTGTAGATAATAATAGAAATTACCGCCGGGCAATTGGTTACGCAATCGACGTGGCATTTATATCTAAAAATTTTTCAGATACGCCGACCGAGTGGGGATTAGCCGACAGTGGAAAGTATTTTGCGCCGCCTTATTCCATATATGGACAAACGTTTTATCCAATCGCCCGGTCAACGTGGCGTTATGCGTCGTTATGGTTTGGGTTTTATCTGATGGATTGGATATTAGAGGAAAAAGCCCGAAAAGCATATACTTTGCGTGATGCGTTTATATTGTCGTCATGTATCAATGTGCTATTAAAAGAATTTGCGCCCGGAATAACGCATGAAGCGACGCCGGAATACAGCCAATTTCTTTATAACACAAACAATCCTATTTCCGGGCAGTCATTTAAGTTGCTAATAAGTCAGAAAAGTAATATCATTAATGGAGAATATCAGTCCCCGGCGCAAAAAGCCCCGGTTACATTGCAACATATTATGACGATGTTACGGGATATTTACAAATGTTATTGGTATATTGAGGACGGAAAATTTAAGATTGAACAAGTAAGTTGGTTTAGAAATGGCGGTTCGTATGGATATAACCCAATTATTGATTATGATTTAACGCAGTTAGAAAACGTTAGGAATGGCAAGAAATTAGCTTTTGCGACGTCGGAATATTCATTTGACAAAGTAGATATGCCGGAACGTTACCAATTTGAATGGATGGATGACGTAACAACGCCATTTGAAGGGTTGCCAATAGAAATTACGTCAAAATATGTAACAGCCGGAAAGATAGAAGAAATAAATATTTCCAATTTTACGTCTGATATTGATTTGATGTTGTTAAACCCCGGTGCAATTAGTTCGGATGGATTCGCATTGTTTGCGGCGGTTACGCCGTCCGGAGGCGGACAATTGGAATTACCGTTTACACGGCAAACCGTTGATAATGTAGAATACTATTTGCAAAACGGTTATTTAGCGTTTATCAATATACAACCGACATATTGGGTTTATGATATGCCCGCACGGAATTTCAAAATAAATAATTCCCCATATTATGCTATGGGAGGATTGGAACGTAAAAAGAAACAAACATTGAATTTCCCGGCAGGAACCACAGACCCAAACCCGATGCAGTTAGTTAAAACATATATCGGTAACGGTCAAGTTGATAAACTTTCAGTAAATTTGTGTAGTCGAAACATTAAAGCAACGTTGAAATATGATACAGAATAACAATATAAGCGTTTTACCGTGGTACACGTCAATAAATGAACAGAACCACCGTAAAAGTTACGCATACGGGCAAATATACCCATTGTTCGCACCGGCTGATAGATTATTGCCGTTTCAGATAATAAGAAATACCCGTTCAAATTCTGTTACGTCTGTTATTCTATATGATAAAACCGGAAAACAAATTGCAAATATAACAACATACATGAGGGAAACCGGATTGCGAGTTGTCCGGTTTCAGTCGTTGGGATATGATGTAATATTATACCCGGCAATATTACCCATGCCGTTAAATCAGTTTGACGGAATTTATTATTTGCGGTTATCTGATGGCGTACAAACGTGGTATTCAGAAATGTTTACCGTCGTACAAGATGTTTCCGGGTACCTTAAAATTGAATGGTGGGACATGGAAAATTTGGTATTTGATGCCGGACAAATAGTATATAAAAACCCGGATTTCAAAAATACGTTGTACCTTTGTACAGAGTTGGGAAAGCCGGATTATGAATTTGAAGAGGATGGCGAAGAACGGGACGGGTATTTTTTTCCGGAAAAACAAATATCAGTCAAAACGTTTAAATGTACGATATTGGCACCGGAATTTCTTTGCGACGTTATGCGTTTTATCCGTATGGCAGATTACATTCATATAACGGATAAATACGGCAGGGAATACGATTGCGACACGTTTTTAATTACCCCGAAATGGCAAACGCAGGGGGATTTGGCGAGCGTGGAAATTGAGTTTAAAACAAATACCGTCGTTAAGAAAATAGGACGTGG